TCACGAGTTGTTCCAGTTTTTAATGCAGCTTCTGCTACTCCATTTGCTAACTGTAAAGCTGTAGCATAATCTGGTTGAGATGATGAACCACCACCCCATTTACCAGCAAAAGCATTAACTTGTAAAGCAACTGATGATATAAATGCTTCGCTTCGTGGTGTCATCATAGTCCCACCATTAGAAAAAAATGTTAAGAAAGGTAATGTCGCATTACGAGGTAATCTTGTTGCTACTCTAGTGCTACAAACATCAGTAATATCTGCATTATTTACAGCCCACTCACGAAATATTATTTCCGCATCTGGTGCAAACTTCTGTGCTTGGTCTGGCTGAGAGCCTGTTGCTTTTATACCCATGATGATTTATTATACATCTAAAAGTTAAGACAAGAGGTCATCTATCTCATTGACATCTATTCCAGAAACTAATTCCTGTGCTAACTTGTACATATTTCTATTAGCTTTATTACCGCCACTTGAATAAGATTTTCTCGGTGCTCTTGATTTACCAGCATCACTTCGTTTTTTAGTAAGACTTACTACAGTATTGTCACCAGCTTTTCTTGTTCTTATAGTGTATACATTTTCTAGTATTTGATTAAATCTTTTTCTATCTGAAATATTAGTTGAAAATTTAGAAGCAGAACTAAATGCGTGATATGTTTGTGAAGATACTGACAAATTACCACCATCAAACCTATCATCGCCACCAGTTGTGTAGTCTGCTAAAGTTCTACCCATAGGACCCTCATTGGTTCCTCTTGTTAATATTTCATCAAACTTAGGTTGTACAGCAGACCTATCTCCACCTCCTTTAATATATTCACTAGAAAGTTCTTTTAATTGCTTCCTGCTGTAATTTGCACTATTCGGAACAGTAATAGTAAAGTTAATTTCTTCTGGTACTAATTTAACTCCTATGGCTTTAGCTAATTCTGGAGAATAAAAGTTTCCGTGTGCATTATTAACAACAACTCCAGGTATTTTAGATTCCATTTTTGAAAGCATTACAGAACCTCTAGCAGCTTTATCCAATCTATATTGTTGAGTTATAGCACTAGCTTTTTTAGATGAAGGCATAAATGATTGTTCATTTTTAGCAATTTTATCAATACCACCTCTTTTTTTAGCCAATGCTTTCCACTTGTTATATCTTCTTGTAGATGATGTTGCATCTTTTTTAACCGACATACTTGCTGCATCTTTAAATATTTTAATTGATGTTTCCACAGCTCTATTAATAAAAAATGAAGGTTGAATATATTTTTCTTCTAATTTGTCTCCACCAGGTTTATAATCTCTTTTTTGCTTTTTTTTATTCCAATATGATTTTGTATAATATGGTAATTTACCACCATATTCTACAGCATGTATCCAAGGGAAATGTGGAGAACCACCTACAGCTATAGCGCCATAAAGCAAAGCGTCTCTTGTTTTTGAAGGATGTATCGGAGTTTGGTCAATAGATTTTAATAAAAAAGCTCTTGCTTGACCAGGTTTTGTAAAGCCAAAAATATCTCTTCTTGCAGAGTTTTTCATTCTATAACCACCGCCATCAATAAACCAATTTTCACCTGTAGTTCGCATCATTGTTTCTTCTTTTAGTTCTTCTGCTCTATATTTAGCGTTCGTAGCATCCTTAAAGCCAATAAGATATTGACCCGAAGACACATCTGGAGCGTAAGCTCTCATTGTGTTTTCCATCATACTTAGTAAGTACTGAGATTTTTGTGCTACAGTCATTCTTTGTAATCTACTATTAACTCTTGGTCCATTAGTACTGATAATTGAAGCAATGGTTGTTCGAGTTTTATTGTGTAGTGTTCTAATTAATTTTGAATTATTTAAAGCACCAGCTACTTGTTTACGAGCAACACGACCAGCGATAGGACCTAAGAATTGAGGCACTAAGGCTTGAACAGTTTTACCAGTAACATAACCAGTTGCTAGTGAAGCACCACGAGCAGATAGACCTGCAGCACCACCGTATTTTTTAGCCATACCTCCAAAAAGACCTGCTTTAGCTGTATTGGTTGCACGAGCTATAGGATAACCAGCTTTACGAATTTGATTTATTCTTTGATTTTGTACTACTGCGTTTATATCACCAAGAACACTTAATCCTTTATAAACTTTAGTTTGCCATCTACCTATTTTTTTATTGGATTTTGTTTTGACAGCTTGACCAGCACCTTTGACACTAGTTTTTGAAACTTCTTTAGCCATTAGCTAAATACTAGGGTAGTAAGTGCTTTGTAATCTTCTTTTCCGTATCTATTTAAAACTGGTCTCACTATAGATATTTCGTGATATACAGAGTTTCTAACTAACCTGTCTCCTGGTTTTACATCTGTATCTTTTTTAACATATACAATAAATGTTTCTACAGTAGTATTTCTACCATCTCTATCTTCTTCGGCGCCTTGTGATTCAAACTTTGCTCTTACATTTGTAGTTGAGTCTGACCATGTATCACTAGGTAAACCACGCTCATCTACTGCGGTATCTGACACTCTTTGAATTGTGCATGTTTCTGGGTATAATCTATCTCTAGGCATAGGTGTATTTTACAATACAAAATTAAACAAATTGGTTTAACATATCACCCATCAAAACTTCTTTATAAATATTACTATATAGCAAACTGTTTTTTCCAAGTAAGTGGGGATTGTTACCTATTTGTGCGTTAAAATCTTTTATTATAGTTATAAGGTCTGGAAGAATTAATTCATATAAATTAAGTATTTTGGAAAAATCTTTTGACCATATTGCTTCAGCGTCAGAGTTGAATATCACAAAATTCCTTAACGCAGCAAGAAGAATACAAATTACTGACTCGTGTAATTTATAATCAGCTTTTTTACTTACCATTGGAAACTCATAACCTTTTTGCTTGTAAATATAAGTTATACCAAGACTTCCAATACTACCTTGTTTAGATGGCCAAACTTCTTGTGATTTATATTGTATATAATCATGTAAATAAAGTATGTCTTTAACAATATTTTTGTATTTAATAAATGACTCTGGATTATCTCTGTACAGTTCAAATACTCTTTCTTTATTTGAGTATGATATTGTTGGTTGATTATGAACATCAGCATCATAATTGTTTCTAAATAAATTTATATAAGATAAAACTGTAAGCATATCCATATCTTTGTATTCTGTATCTTTTAATACATCATTAATCCATTCAATTTCTGATATGTCTATGTCGTTAGATTTTTTATGTAGTGTTTTAGACAAACCATTAACTATTTCGTCTGATAGTTCTTTGTTACTGTTTATATATACAACAATTCTTACATAACTTTTTTTTGGAATATCTTCAATGCGAAGATTTTTAATAACATTGTATAAATTTGCACCATCAACAATTCCTTCTGTTGTTGTGTCTTTAAACATTAAAGTTATTTTATTTTCATCTATTTGTGCATTTTCAGTAAATATAGTTATGCCCTGTGTTTTTAAATGAAGTGTTCCTTCTTCACCTCGTTGTTCTTTAATAGCATCTTGTAATTCTTTTTTTGCTAAATCATCTAAATCAATTATTTTACATTCTGGATGTATAGGTATATCTTGTTTCATTCCTGGCTTATCGAATATTAATTCTTTTATAGGAACAATTAAATAAACTATTTGAGATTTATGATTAACAGGGTCTCTATTTATTGAATAACTATCAAAAAATAAGAAGTATCTACCTTTTCCAGATTGTACTTCTTCCATTCCATTGTCAACTACCATCTAAATTTTTGTTTCTTTGCTTTTTCATATTGCCTATAAGATTTTTTTGATAAATTGCTAGGGTCTTTCTCCCATTCTACATCTACAGGTGTCTCAAACATAACATTCTTAGATATCTGTCTTTTACAAACAACATTATCTTTAGGACACAGTATTTCTGGGTCTTCACTAATTTTGTGTGTTATCTCATAATTTGTTTTACAAGATAAACATTTATAATCATATCTTGGCATTTCTTCTTCTAATCTTTCTTTTTTGTTTTTTATGACACTCTTTACAAAACAATTTTAAACCGTCAGCTGAATTTGGATTTGTTGAAAATTCTTTAACTGATTTTTCTGATTTACAAGATATACAATTCTTTAATCTTTCACCTTCTTCTGGTGCGTTCTCTTTTAAATGCTTTAAACATTCTTTACAAAATTTTGTATAACCGTCTTGATATTTTTGTGTTTTTTTAAATTCTTCTACAGGTTTCCATTCACGACAATATCTACATTCTTTCTCTACAGGGTCAGTTAACATTTTAGAGGCATCTTTTTGTGCTTGAGCTACTTTATCTGCTAAACCTTCTTCTTCATCTATCCATGTTGAAAATCTTTCATAACCAATTGGTTGGTCTTCGTAAGTTCTTGGTGTTGTAAGACCACCACGGCCAGTTCTAATAATATCTAAAATAGCTTCGGCAACTTCTTCATTATATGCACCGCGTTGAGGAACTCCAGATTGTATTCTTAATTGACGAACTCTTTCATGAGTAACACCCCATTCATCTGCCCACTCTTGCAGCATTTTATCTGGGTCTTGCAAAAATAATTCAGTTGCTTCCTCCAAAGATGGAGCTTTTCTGTGTACCATATCTTCCCTTTTATTTAATTATACAAAGAATCTGCTTCTAAAAGGTTGAAGCATCATCATCTCTGCATTAGTAAGAACAGGTGTTAAGTTTTGTACAATTACATCTCCAAATGCAACATCATAATCACCTATTCTTTCAGTTAAAGCAACATCAAAATTTGTGACAGAGGTGTTATCTGCTAAGTGAGATGAGACTTCACCTGTGTCTGATTTTGCTGATATCTGCAATGATGTCATTAACAATCTTGCAGATGCTCTAGCTGAACTAAATTTTATTTGTTCTGGAATGTCAGCAGATTGGTATCCACCAACATAAGTTACAGATATATTTTTGAATTTAATACCGGACCAACGAATACCGATTCTTCTAAGTCTTCCGTTGTCATAGTAAACATAATCGTTTTCATTACCTTGTGTAAGTGTATTACCATCTTCAGTAACAGATGTAATAGAAGCAATTGGAACATGTCTTAAAAATATATCTTGTTGTTCATTGCCGTCAAATGTTTCTGTATAAGTTGCTTGTTCAACATCATGACCTAGATAACGCTTAATAGCAGCATCAACATAGGGTATGAAAGTATTTGTGACGGAAGCTTCTACAGTAGAGTTTAAATCTATCTGCAGGAATTGCTCTACATCACTAACGCTACAAAGAGCCATTTAGGACTCCTTTATTTATCTTCGGATGGTTTGACAGCTTTGGTTTCGACTTTTTTAGCAGCTTTTTTCTTAGGAGCATCTTTTTTAGCTGGAGCTTTCTTTTCAGAAGCATCTTTCCAACCTTGCTCTTTTAACCATTTCTTAGATACTTCTTTTCCTGCTTGCGCAATTTTAGAAGCACCAGATTTAGGTAGTTCTGCTAGTGAGCCTTCGAAGAACGAACCGTCCTTCATTTTCCAAATTGTCTTCTCTGGTTTAAATATATCTGACATAATAAAATCATTTTACTCTATAAAAAGAAGAAAGCCGGTTTTACCCGGCTCTCTTCAAATCGTTTACTAACGAATATTACATATTTGTTAGTTTATGGAAAGCTGCTTCTCTGTAAACAGGGAAACCGACTCTCATTGTAGCTCTGATGGCCAATTGATTCTTAATAAAGAAATCAGAATGGCTGTCAGTTACAGCAAGTTCGATACCTTGTCTCATTACAACATTAGCTGCTTCACCACCACCGAATTTACCAACAAGAACTGTTCCTGCGGCAATTGCGGTTGTAGGAACGACTTTTAGTCCCCAGATTTGAGCTGAAGGACCAGCGCCCATTCCACCTGCTGCTACGAAAAGTGGTGACTTTTCTGTATATCCAGCGGATGAAGTTCCAGCGAAATCAGCACCAACTGATGTGACAATGTCATTCCAGTCATTTGGGTGCATGATGATTGCGTCTGGCTCAGTGAAAGCGTTTACTCTGATGTCGGTAATAGCACCATAAATAGCACCAATTTTTCCGAGTGTACCAGCGTAAGAGCTAAAGTCAGTAGAACCGACTGAAGCTTTACCAGCATCTAAGATACCTTCAAGGTTTGGAGCAGTACCATCACCACTAAGGAGTTGGCTGTCCAATCTTAAACGAATCATTGTTTGAAGTCTGCTGTTCAAGTAACCTTGAATACCAGATTCATCTGCTAATAATTCATCTGTAACTGGGATGAAAATACCCATTTTACGGATTGCTTCTGTTTGCTCTGTGAAAGCCAAAGCTGCTTCACCAACTGCAGAACCTTCTGCTGCTTCAGCTGCGTTATTTGTGAAGGTTGTTTCTTCCAAATAGCTGAATGCATTTTGGTCTGTGTTGATTACATCAAATAATGATATAACAGCGTTTGGGTCCCTAAGAGCGGTTTCCAAAATTCCAGGTTGTCTTAAGACCTCTGGTGGATAACCTGTGGTAGTTAAAGTTGTTTTTGTCTCAATTTTTGAGTCAATACCTTTAACTCCACCGCTTACATAATTTTTGTAAGCATCGGACTCTGTAAAGAGCTGCCCAACAGTTTTAACTTCTGCTTCGTTTGAAGCTAGTGGCATTTCTGCAACTGGCTTTGAATCTTCATCAAGAGCTTTCTCATTTTGAAGTTTTTTCTTCTCAATGGAAAGGTCTTCTACTAATTCAGCAAGTTCGTCATTTCTTGACTTGATTTCCTCTTTTTGTTCAGCGGAGTACTTGCCGTCTTCAGCGGATTCAAAAACAGATTTTAATTCTGCTCTTTTAGCAGCAATTTTGTCCATGAGTTCGTTTTGATTACTCATTCTTAGATTTCTCCAATCTATAATTGCTTATACTTCTTCTATTTCTTCTATTAAGGACTCAGCAATTAATTCCTGTGCCCTTACCCACTCAGCATCAAATTCTTCGTCAGAGGAATCAGTGTTATCTTCTGGAGTTTCTTCTTCAGCAGCTTCATCTTCCGGTTCTTCAACAGCAGGTTCCTCTGCTGGTGCTTCTTCCTCAGTAACTTCTTCGACTTCAGTTTCAACATCAATAGTATCAGTTGAAGCCTCAGCTACCTCTTCTGTTTCAGCTTGTTCATCTTCCACAAGTTCTTCTTCTACTTCTAACTCCAAAGCACCCTCAGTTCCGACATTTCCGATGAACTCATCAATTTCGGTCCAAGCGTCGTTCAAGTCGTCTGCGACTGCACGAAGTGCTTCGGTGGCTTTTACGCCTAATTTCCTACCATCTTCACCACGAAGCATAGCAATTGCTTTTGCTCGGGCTACTAAGTCATCTAATGCAGCAAGCACATCTATGACTTCTTCAGAGAAAGACTTGCTGTCTTCCTGTGAAACTTCTAAATCTTCTTCACTCTTCATTTCTTTTTTATCATCCTCCATCTTCATGCAAGGACCACCGTCGTGATACTTACAAGATTTCATTTCTTCTTCATCATCTCCGTAACTTTTTTGATTGCAACCACAATTGTCTCCACATCCAGATGATTCTTTTTCATCACCTTTAACATCAGTTATTTCTTTCAACAACTCTGTGTTTGATTTAATAGCTAATGTGTATGTGTCTTGATTAGCTCCAACTAGTACTGGAGAAACTTCATAAACAGTAAGGTCTTTTAGATATCTAGCATTAGTATCTTCGCCTTCTTTGTCTTTGGCTTTTGCATACTCAGAATCATTTACTTTATAGCCGAATGACCATTGTTGCATATCGCCCATGTTTTTAACTAGGTTATAAGCTTCTTTACCAGATTCAGTGTCCATAAAAAACTCACCCTTAAAAACTGCTTTGTCGTCATCTTGGTCAATTGTACCTTTTCCGATAGGCATATCCCATTTATGAGACCAAACCATAGGTACTTGATTATTTTTAAAACCGGATTTTACAGCTCCAGGCATTACTACATCTCCATCAGAATCTATAGAGTTGAATAAGCTGAATACTGCTTCTACTTTACCGCCCTCATCTTTGAGTTCGATATCTATATTTTTAGATTCGTTATTCATTTATAAATGTTCCTCGTATTTGATTGTACAATAAATATTCAAGATGCGCGCTTTTATACTATGTATTTTATACTATCTTTTTAGATTTGAGTGTTTATTCACATTACATATAATTTGACAAATAAAACAACATGTGTAATAATGATTATGTTATTACCTAGAGGAGTAAAATTGAACGACCAAGAACTTACTAAATATAAATTTGAAGAAACTTTTCAAGTAGAATTTGTTGTAGAGGCAACTACTTACGAAAAAGCAAAAGATATTTATAGTAAATTATTTGATAAAAATATACAGTTAGGATATGACACTTGGAAAGATAGAACTGGTAGAACTATAGAAGACAAAAGTTTTATAGGTGGAAAGTTTCATGTATCTGTAAAAGGACAAGAGTCAGACACAACTTTAATTGAAGAAATATGGGGAGAAGAAGAATAATGTACACACGGCCAATGGTTTTTAACTTTGATTGCAACCATTGTCAAGCCACAATGCAAGTAACTCACATAATGTGGACTACGGTTGAGTGTTTATATTGTAAAGAGGAAGTATTTAAACAAGATATAAAGTTCTACAAAAAGAAATATTAACCGGTAAAGATTACGATTATTTTTGTGAAAATGGTGACTGGTTTATAGACGAGTCTTAATCTCTAAAATCTGAAATTATTCTCAATTTACTAATAGGCATTGTAACTCTCCTATCAGTTTTCTTATGGTCTCCATTATCTAAACGAGCCCATACTTGCATTGTTGCTTCGTCATCATTGACAGAAGTTACAATACCATGAACAATTGAAGGAGCGTCTGGTTCTTTATTGATAGACCAACTTACAGCTTGACCTACTCTAACTGACTCTGCTTTATTACCAGATTTCTTTGATGATAAAGGATGTGAGCTAGGAAGTAAATCTTGGTCATAAGGTTTTCTTCTAAACTTACCAGTTCTTAATGCTCTTAAAAATCCGTTGACTCTGGCCATTGCCCATTGCTCTGCAGATGTTACATTACCTCTAACTGAGCCAGGGTTAGTACGATAAGCACCTATACCTCTGTTATAAACTGCAATAAGCATACGAAGCGTTGCTCTATGGTTTGGATTCTTAGAGTTATGGTCTTCTACCTTTTTAACAAGTCCTGCTCTTGCTTGTTCTGAAATAGCTTTTAAAAGAATTTGTTCAGCATGGTCTATAGCTTTTTTTCTTCTTTCTCTAATAACTTTTTTATAGTCATTAACAATAGACTTCATTTGAGAAACACCTCCGGCAGTTACACCACCCCATTTCATAACAGCAATAGTACCGTTAAGTCTATTATTTTTCTTATGACGATTCATAAAGCGCTCTCTTCTCTTAACCCAGTTAAGAACTGATTCGCTTCTATCTCCACCTTTGTAGGCTGTCCATTTATTGAAAGCATCATTACCAGTAAATGATGTAGGAGGATTACCACCAGTACCAGCTCTTCTCCAAATCTCTGGCCAGTTTTCTTTTAAGTCTTTTACATAACCATAAGGAAACTGTGGATGTTGTGAATTACTTAAACTTATTTTTTGATTATCTCCACTTTTAGGAAAGTTTGTTATTTTCTTTGGAGCTTTTTCTTCTGGGCTATGTAACTTATCACCTTTTTCATACATAACTTCTGCTTCCTCTAATGAAACTTTAAGCTCTTCTATCTCTCCGTCTTTTTTAGGTTTGTAGACTGCATCTAAATAATCTTGATGTGTAGCGCAGGCCATATAAAACTTTTCTCCATCTACATCAATGTAGTGTGTACCTTCGCAACCTAATTCTTTAGCTCTCTCTTGTGCTTCTTCAATAGTTGTGTAAGTATCTTTCATCAAAGCAGCTGGTTCTTTTTTATTATTTAAAAAGTTTTCTGCTTCTGCTCTTGTATCAAAGCATTTTATTATTTCTCCATCTTCATGGCTTATAACACAGAAAGCACCATTAGGCATTTCTGCAATATACTTTTCTTCACTTAAGTATGTTGGTGTTCTAAGGACTTCATCTTCTCTTTCAACTTCGGGTGGTAAATCAATAGTTGTCAATTTATTCTCATCATCATTGTTTGCCGGTACAGATTCGTTAGGATTGTCATTAAGAAGTGGAGAACCATCTTCTGTAACTTGAATCATGTTAAGTGGTCTTAGATAAACATCGTGTCTATCATCAGCTTCAAGTCCTACTACTTTCCTAGCTTCGCCAATTGTTACCCAACCTCCTTGTACTGCAGTATTCATGCGTTTATAGAGATTGTCTTTGTCAACGGCTAAAGCTCTAACATTGTCGATATCATATTCAACATATTGATTATCGCCTCCGCCAAACTCTGGTCGTAACAATTGATGAGTCAAATCTTGCGCAACCATTGTCCACATTGGAACCATTTTTGACTCTGTAAAGAACTCTCTAAGTTCTTTTGTATTTGAGTATGTCGCCGAATCCAATCCAGCTCCGAGGCCGGCGAGGACTGCTGGAACGCCAAGAACTGCTGACACTCTTTCTTCTGGAATTCTTCTCAATTCAGCTAACTTCATTTGGTCTGGAGAGAACGATACTATTTCAACATTCATAGAACCAGATAAAACCATAGGCGCACCTCTGTTCTTACCACCAAACTTCTGCTTATACATTTCTGCAATAGCTTCAGCTTCTTCTCTCGTTGGACCACCCATTGCATCATCCCTTGGAGATAAAATAACTCCAGGAACTGCCATGTTGTGTAATAAAGCTGCTGTATATTGTCCAGCTGCTTCATCACCTGCTATCTCTCTTAGAACGCCTCTAAGTGGAGCTAGACCACGCCTCATATCGTTAGGGTCGACATTTTGGCGTAAATGAACCATATCTTTCTTTTCTATTTTTACTGCATCTTCTCCATGAACACCGCCCTGTGGTTGATACATAAAATGAGTAATTAATTCGTTTTCGTTACCTTTAGCTTCAACTAAGTGAGGCATTAAAGGAACAAGCTCTACAACTTGTCCTCTAGCGTTTCTATTTTTATAAATAAAGGCATCGCCTGCTGCATTAAGAGATGTAACAATGTAATTAGCAAGCAACTGTTGAGTCATGTAAGGATTAGGTCTTCTTATTAATCTAGCAAGTTGATGGTTCATATCTCTTTGATAATCACCTTCTGAATTTCTAGAACTAACGAAAATTCCAGGTTCCGCAAAAGCTGTTGCTAAAACATTGAGACATGCGATTACAGCTGAATTACCAGTTCCGTCACCAACCTCAGCTAATTTTTTATGGTCAAAGTATCCAGATGATGTGTTATATCCAAATACTGCTTGATTTAAATATGAATATTCTGTTTGGTTTACAATTAAACCTTTTTGTTCGGTTTCTCTTCTAACTCTTGCATCAGTTGGTGCATTTAACCAATCTAATGCTTTTGAAAACCTTGACTTATCTTCAGCCATTAATATGCGCTCCAGCTTCTTTTTTCTTGCAACATTTGAACGCCATAAGAAAGAGTATCGATGATGTCATCATGCGCTCCAGCTGGAAAGGTCATTATTTCTCTCTCCATCTCTGGTAGCCAGTGTGTATCCCTAAGCAAGAAAACATCTCCAGACTCCATTCTGGCTGACAAAGGGAGTGCGCGGGTAACTTTGTCTTTATCCGTTTTAAGGTTCTTAACTCTAATACCAGACCGTTGCGCCATCTGGATAATAGCAGTTTGAAAACCTTGGCGTTCTATACCTACATATTGTAGCTTATTTTTATCCATAGCGCGTTTTATTGCTGGAATGATGTCTGGTCCTTCTAATTTTTGTCTAACCATGTCAATAACAAGTAATCTATTGTCTGGTGTAATTGCAAAACTTGTTATAACTGTATAGTCTGAATCTTTATTTGTTGTAGTAGCTAAGTCAACAATTCCAAATTTTTGTAATGTATCTAAATAATATTCTGAACCTGCAACATGACATTTAAGTTGACCAGCAGTATCTGGAATAATATTAAAATAATTTATCCACTCTGGTTTTAGTAAACCTTGACCTGCATCAACAAACTCTGCTAAATACTCTTGTGCAAAAACTATAGAGCCAACTTCTTTTCTAGCAGCTTCAACTTCTTCTGGGTCAATCATTGGATTATCAATAGTAGAATATCTAAATCTCTCCCAATTGTCTGCTTCTTCAGCTGTCTCCCATAAATCATAAAACCAATTGTTTCTTCCAATAGGAGTGCTAATAAATAATGCCGAACCTTTTCTTTCTGTAAGAGTAGGTCTTAATACTTCTTGCCAAACTTCTGGCTTAACGAATGCAGCCTCGTCCATAACTAGGAAGTCCAAACCTTCACCTCTAAGTCTTTGTGGATTATCTGCAGACCTTACAGCAATAGAGCCCCCGGAGTGTAAATCAATTTGCATATTAGCTAAAGATACATTAGGTTCTATCTCTCTAGGAAATGATTTTGCCGAAGCGGCGATATCTCTCCAACCAACTCTAGCAATTGAGAATGTGGGTGCTACCCACCAAGCCCTACCTCCTCGTAAGGCAACATCCATACACATTTGCACACCAAGTCGTGTTTTACCAAATCGTCGTCCTGCACAAAGTATTTTCCAACGAGCATCTGAGTTTGCAACTTCTCGTTGTGCCTCGTGTAAACTTGGTAATTCTACTATATATTCAGACATTTTTCCTATTCCATATTAACAGTAGATATCCACGAAGTAGTTCAGTGTATGCAAGTTTTAATCCAACTCTTTGTCTTCCATCAAATACATCGTGATGATGTTTGCATAAGATACTGACATTATTCATATCAGCTGCAATATCATTATTCTTACCACCCATTCCTATAGCTGTTAAGTGTGCCAGTTCTAACCACTTTTTAGAATTACATTCTGGCCATTCACAAGAATAGTTAGCTCGTTTGAGTGCGCGTTCACGAACTTCGGAAAGGTTTTCCCTTTTGTTTAATTTCTTTTGCCCCATCCCGGCTGACTTAGCAGATTTTCGTTTTTTATACTCTGCCCAAGTTTCTTTTTCGGCATCCCAACCTTCTGAATTTTTTCGTTCTATATACCCTGCCATCTAACTCCTTTTACATATGGCTAACCCCGAAGAGTTAGCCGGTGATGGGAGGATATCGGTTAGTGGAGCCGACTCTACCATCATACACTATGTTTTATAATGATAAGGTTTATTATAGCTTGACTAAAATATTTTGATAGAGTTGAAAGTTATTTAACATTCTTGTCATAATTATTTCTGGTATCTGGTCAATGTTAATTTCTTTTTCATTCCAAACATCTACAACTTCTTTTTTTTCTATTCTAAGGATTTGATTATCTTGTATCTTGAAGTGCATTCCATAAATTATGTAATCTAAAACCATAGTTTTTTTATATTAGCACCCAACCTCTGAAATTATTTTTTTGTTGCCCCCAACCAACCTATTTGTTTTTATAGGTACAGCTAACCCTGTGCGGCCCCGCCCAACCAAAATTTAATATATGCCGAGGAATGTCCCTTTGACGGACGATTATGGTCACGCTATTCCACATTGGTATTTGTTTAATCTACAGAGTCGTTCTAAAAGCGTGCTCCTCTGTATGTATGTGGAAATAAATTTAATACAAAGAAAAAGTTATGTATTTTAAAATTGCAAAAGTTTTCGCGATGATATAATTATTGAAGCGAATCCTAATTCTGATATTAGGAAGCTCCTCATGTAATGTGCAAAGGAGTCGGAGAATAAACCCTCCGGCTTTTTTGTTTTACTGCTATAACTACAGATGTCCAGCATATGGTCAAAAAGCAATAACTTGCTGTGAAGGCGAACTCTGCTAACCATACAAGAACAAAAACCTTCGCTTTAAATATCTCTTACTAGCCTTATAG